AATCGCGGCCACGCGCGAGGCTGCTCTGCGGCCACGATGCCGCCCTGCCATCGTCCGTAGTAGGTTGCTTCCATGTAGTCAACAGCGCGAACTAGCGCAGCTTCTGCGGCTGCGTCGTCCGCAGGAAGCGTGAGTCCACGAGCTGCCGCATATGTGCGCGCGTCGGCCAGGCTGACGTAGCTTGTCGCGTTATCTACGATACTGCCATCTTCTACGATCAGGGCCACGCGGCAACCTCCGGTGATGCGGGGGGAGGTAAGTCCTCCCCCCTTCAGGCGAGATCCTACAGGGTGACAAGAAGCACGCCAGCAGCGTCCTTCTGGTCGCTGTAGTAGGGATCCCAGTTAGTGCCGGTTCCCAGCTCCGTAGCGCCGGGGTTGGCCAGACCGTTGGCCTTGTCCCACGCGAAGCCGTTGACGCCGACGTTGAACGACCACTCGGCCTGGTAGGTCCGCTGAATGTTCTCGTAGCCGTTGGTCGTGTCCCAGTTGTCCTCGTAGTCGTTGTTCTGGCCGACCACGATGGCACCGGGGCGCAGACCGAGCGTCCGGTAATGCTCGTCAACGTCGGTGTAGTGCAGGGACGGGCTGTCCGTCACGACGAACACGCGCCCGAAGGGATCGGACATCACGTTCACCGTGCCGTAGCTGAACAGCGATGCGCTGTTGCTCAGAGCCTCGGCGTGGAGGTCGAACATGGGCTTGGAGTGCATCACCCAGCAGGTGACCTCCTGCGCCCGGTCACCCATCGCGCGCGTGGCGTCGAGCAGGTAGCTGAAGGTGGCAGTCGGGGTCGCCTCGCCGGACTTGTCCGTGGTCAGCGCAGCCTGCTGGCCCAACGCCGCGCTGGCAGAGAGCAGCGAGGTGTTGAGCATATCCGCGAACATATCCACGGCGAGCTGCTGGCCCATCGCAGCGCCGGCAACCTCGGGGTTCTGCTGGATCCACCGGTACTGGCTCGGCGGAATGTTGACCGGAGGGGTGCCCGCAGCGACCTTCACCGAGACATCGAGCAGGTGTTCGATGTCCACGGCAGCCACCGCAGTCGGAGTGCCGTCGTAGGCGTCACGCCGACGCACGAGACCGCTGATCTTCTTGAAGAAGGCCAGCTCGCTGAAGTCGCCCTGGTGGGCGCTGGAACGGAGAACGATAGCGCCCCGCGTAGCAGCGTTGAACAGATCAACCTGCTGGCGCAGCACTTCGGTGGCCGACGAGTACGCATACTCGTTGAACACCTGAAGATCGGTGATCGAAGCCATGGTTTACACCTTCCCTAGCGGTTGGACAGCATCTGTGCGAGCTGTCGAGGGTCCATCGACGCAAGATCAGTACTCGCGCCTTTCCCACTACTGCTGTCCGTCGGGAAGGCACCGCCCCCGTTGCCGGAGTCTTCGTCGGCGGCACCACCGCCAGACGCCTTGTTGGCGACAATAATAGCCTTGTAGGCAGGATTGTCAACCACACCCTTCTCGAACGCATCCATGTCAAGCGGCACAGGCCCGAACTCGCTCGCCATCATCACCTGCGGACCGTCGTCGTTGAACTCGACAGTCAGGTGCTTACGCACGTGCGGATCGAGCAGTTCCGCGTTCTCTTTCGACGACGTGTTCCGCAGCGTGATCGTACCGACCACGTTGTCGATGGCGGTCTGCGTGATGTACGCACGCAACGCGGACACTTCCGAGTCATGCGCAGTCTGCTTGTCAGACAGCGTCTTCTCCCACTGCTGCGTCAGCTTGTCGATGTCCCCGCGCTTGCGCGCGTCACTGATGTCCAGCTCTTCCAGCTTCGACTCCGCGAGCTTTCGCGCATCGCGTTCGGAGCCGAGATCGGCCTTGACCCGCTCAAGCGCCCGCTTCAGCGGACCAACGTCTTCACGGTCGTCCAGCTTCACTTGCAGCGCGTAGCCATCGCCATCACTAGTGTACAGCTCCTGCACGGCGGGGGTCAGGTCTTCCCACTCACTCTTGCTGATCTTCAGTTCCAGCATCGTCGGTAGCCTCCTGAGTCATTGACTGCTGTTCGCGACGAGTCACTGTCTCGTCGTAATGAGCGCGGGCGTCTGCGTCCGGCAACGTAGCAACGCCGGCGCGCCGCAGATTGTGCCGGACTTCATCGAACGTGAGGATGCCCGCAGCAAAATCCTCACGCTGCTGCTGCCGCTCGGCAGTAGACAGCATCTGGAGTGTCGCCTCGCTTGTGATCTCTACCTTGATCGCGTCTGCAGACGCAGCGACACCTGCGAACTCTGCGCAAACGCGCAAAGCATCCGCGTAAGCAGACCCGACGTTGGCCGCAGTAGACAGGAGCGGCGAATGCGTCTCGACCGCAGTGATGGTGGCTTCCGTTGCCGTGCGCATGACCGCAGGCGACTCAGCGATACGTGCGCCTAGCGTGACAAGCTGCGCTTCTTTGTGCTTCATCGCTTCGATTGGCATCGTGTTCGCGTTCGGCTGGAGCAGCGTAGCGGTGCCTCCTTCAGGCAGCGGAATGGCCGCGCGAGCGCCGAACAGAATCTTACCTTGCAGTACGTCTTCGTACCACTCCTGCGTCAAGCCGGAGAACACCGGGGAAGGCTGCCCCAGCATGAAGCTGGCCTCCTCGTAGTCTGCGCTGTTTCGGTAGTGGCCAAGGTTAACCTTGGCGATATCCAAGAACGGCGGACGATCCAACTTGGGGTCGTTGTTGCTAGAGCCGACGAAGAAGAACGGAATGCGACGGAACGGCTGGCCGGCGGCATTCTTCGGGAACACCCACCTACGCCATACCGCGTACTCTCCGCCGTTCTCGCTTTCGCGCCAGATCCGCACGCCGTACTCGCCGTCACTGTTCAGCGCAAGCTCCCGGTACTGCCACCTGGACTCCATCGAGAACCCGTCTTCGCCCACTACCGAGTACTGCTCGCGCAGGACGACAAGCTCCAATATCCTGGCGGCCCCGACCTGGCGTTCGCGCCAATTCGTGATATTCCACGGTGCGTATGTCCTGATCACTGGGCGCACCATGCCCGACTCTTGCTCTGCGCGAGACAGCGCTTTCGCAGTCAGCGGGTAGTCCGCGAGAAGGCCAGCACGCCCATACGGCAGAACGTAGCCCACGGCCTCCTTCATGCTCTGCACGATGTCCACGCGTTCCCCTGTGGTGTCCTCTGCGACGACGCGAAGACCTTCCGGTAGATCCAGAACAGGAGGACGCTGGAACAACTGACCGAGGTAGCCGTCGCGCGTCCGCGCCGTCGCGTTGTAGAAGACTGCGCGGGTCACGTAGGCGTCGTAGCGCGCAGCGTTCTCCTCGCTGGTATCGGTGGGATTCGGCTGCGGGAGATACCGTCGCGCTGCGCTAGCGTTGACGACGTTTCCATTACGCAGCAAACTTCGCGGAGACGCGTACACGCCAACCCCAAGGTGACTGCTCACGTCGTTGTTGACCATCCCCTTGACGGCGCGCTCGCCCTCAAGGCAGTCAGCGAGGAGCTGGTAGTCCGGCGCAATGCGCTCAAGCTCTTCGCGCACGAACTGTACGCCTGTTTTCTGCATCGACTTCTCCTAAGCGACGAACTGCACTTTGATGATCTTCTGCATCACTTTGTGCAGCCACAGTACGCGGTATCTCGTCATGTCCCAGTCGTGGTCTTCCGCTGCGGTGTCTGCGTCGTCCTGGTTGCGCGCATCTCTCGGCAAGGTGGCTGTCGTGGCCATGAACGCGGCGTTGTTCGGCGTGAAGTAGAACCCTCGGCCTTCGCCGGTCTTCGCGGCAACAAGCATATCGCGCATGGCCTGCAGTCCGTTGACTCGCGATCCCTTGGCCTTGTCCGCCGGCACCCATGTCACGCCGTGGCGCTCCATGATCTTCGCAATCGTGTCAGTGTCCCTGTCAGAGACATTGTAGATCTGCGTATCGGCTGGGCCGGGGGCGGGCCGTCGCTGGATCCATCCCTCGTCTAGCATCTGTTCTTCGCGGTCGAGAATGCCCTTAGCAATCGTACTCGACCCCAGCCGCAGCCCTTCGTTGCTGCCATAGTTAGGCATACCTGTCGCCCTGTCAAGCGTTGCGCCGTACCACTCGCCTATGCGGATAAGCGAGCCACGCGTAGGACACCAGAGTCTGCCGTCAGGCAGTTCGACTTCTTCGCCGTTGGCCACGGTGAACCAACCTACCGAGAACGGATGGCTGGACCCCCAGTCGAACGCTCTGTCCACTGGCCAGTTCTCTGGAACAACAAAGCGCGGCACTCTGTGTACCTGCATATCCAGCAAGTCGTCAATGATGCCGCCGGCGGTAACATCCCACGAGCCTGTAAGCCACGCTTTGCGCCGGTTCGGATCGGACTGCTGGAGAAGCTGCGCCTCGTAGCTCGCGTCAAGGTACGGGTTTTCCTTGTAGCTGGAAAACACGGCAACTTGCTTCCGCACAATCTCGATAGGGTCGCCGCCTCCGAGCGGCTTAACGGAGAAGCGGCGCTCCACGACGCTGCCGTATGGTGCTGGATCGATGTACTTCTGCTTGACCCAGTTGTGGCCAGACCCATAGGGGTTAGTCGTAGACACAACCATCAGTGGGATTTTAGTATCGCCCTGGTACGAAGATCGATTACAGGACATCATCGCGTTAAAGCACTCTGGCGTGGGCCACTTCGTAAGCTCATTCCACAGGATGATCGGGTACTCGTGCCCGTGGTAGCTCCAGTAGTCGTCCGGCTCCCGCATGACGCGGAACAGCAACTCTTCGCCAGTCGGCCAGACCCACCGGTAGTCTGCTTTCGACTTCATGAAGGTGGCACCGTCACCAAACTGGCGGAACAGCCGCGACGTTTTAGTGACGATATCGTCTAGCGATTTGTACTCGCGGTCGAATAAGATGCCGCGCCAGTACGATCCAAACCCAAGACCGACGAAGCGGCGGAACAGCATGACCTGAAGCTCAGTTTTGCCGCCACCGCGCGTGCCGCAGAGGAGCAGGTCATCGCAGCGGGTGTCCAATGCGATTTCCTGCGAGCTTGGTAGCCCGTCTCTGCCGGGAAACGGCTGCCAGACGACGTTACTCATCGGAGACTTCCTCAAACGCGGCAGCTACTTCGGATAGCTGCTCTTGTAGTCTGTCCTGCTGTATTTTTGCTGCTTCGGCCCAGCTCTTGTCCGACCCCAGGCTCTGTACGACCATCACACGATTTTCGGTGAGGTTTACCTGCGTGTCTGAACCGGCGGGGCGCTTCAGGTGCCCACGAGCTTCCGCGTACAGCCGCAAGTACTTTAGCTTGATGTCCGGGTCGTCCGCAGTCTGCGCCAAGCGCCAGAGGGTCGCGGCGTACTCTACGTCAGTCGGCAGCGTGCCCTCTTGCCCTTCGTCTGTCGCAAGCACAGCTTGCACATAGTCGATGATTTCTTTGTCGTGCGCCCATTTCTGGAAGGCATACGCGGCGTACCCGATGTCCTGCGGCCAAAGGTCGCGCGCCACTTCCCACGGAGAATCAGGTCGCCGTGCGAGCATCACGGCGTACTGGCGCTTGTACGCTCGCGTGGCCTCGCTGTCGTTCACTGCCAAGACGTAGTCAGCTACGTCAGGCAAAGTACTGCTTGAGGACTCCGACGGCGTCTTCGTAGCAGTAGCAGACGACGTAACCGTAGTTTTGTCCCTGGAGTCGTTCACGCCATTCCTCTTGCTTCTTGGAGAGTCTGCCGCCCTCCACCTTCATCTCGATGAACAGCCCCGCCTTTCCGTGGGCGGGCACCGCAACAAAGATATCAGGCACACCCGCGCGCGCGCCTTCGGCTTTCATGCGCGCCCCCGTAATCTTGTCGCGTCTGCCGCCCATCGGAATGGCGAAGATGTTTCCGTAACGAGAGTCGGAATGTGCCATTTCTGCGCAGTGCGCAAACAGCTTCACTTGGTGCCAACTCTCAGCCTTCACAGCTTGCACGACCTGATCACGGCGGTGCGCGGTCCTCTGAACGTGACCACGTCAGTCAGCGGGTTCTTGTGCAGGCCGCTGACTTCGGTGAGGTCGTACCACGTCGCCGTGCCGTCGCCATTGGCGAGGCAGATCGTGTCCTCGGTTTCCTTGACCAGTTTGCCAGAGAAGTCCACACGGACCTCCTGAATGGTTGCGCACGTCGGGCAGGTGTACACCTCCGCGTGCTTGAGAATCGTGTACGCGAGCTTCGTTGCGCAGTTCTCGCACGTGACGCTGTCAATCATCGGTCTTGATGGGCTTCGGCTTCGGCGCGGGCTTCGGCTTGGGCATGGTCTTCTCGGTAAAGGCCATGCCGGCGTACTTGCACCGGGACGGGACAGGGTGCTTGAGGAAGCCGGCACCTTCGCGCCACATCTCCATGCCACACTCGGGACATTTCATTTCGTCACTCCTCCACGATAGTGGTTGATGTTTCCGACCATGGGCCGGGGCCGTTCTCGTTGAACCCTCGCACGCGCGCAGTGAATGTGTCAACCCCTACGGGCCAGTAGGTGTACGTGCTGTCAGCAGCAATGTACCGCTGCGTCCTTGTGATCGTGTAGATCGGACCTGTGCCGGTTACTTCCAGTTCGTAGTAGAGCGCGTTGTCCGCCGGTGCCCATCTGGCGAGGTACTTTTCGGTGGCCCAGCAGCCGTAGCTCGTGATCCCGCGCTGGGCGAGTTCAATGAACAGCCGCTGGTTAGACGCCTCGTCCACGCAGTCAGGTTCCTGCCCCAGCGCCACGACGCTGCACAAGGCCACGGCGAATAGCGCGCGCATCCTCATGCGAACGTCGTCTTGTACACGCGCATGACCTCAGATCCCACGGCCTGCAACGTGTCGGCAATGCCCGTAATCGTGCGGTCCTCCACGCTGACCTCTGCCGCGAACTCGTGGCGTCCATGCTCTGTCTCGACGATGATGGCCACTGCTACGGTTGTGTTGTTCATGACGCCGGCGTGTGCAAGTCGATGGCGATGTCCTTCGTCGGCAACCGCAGAATGCTGGCGTGCAACTCGATCACAAGGGCAGTCAGCGACAGCACGCCCGCGTCAAGAAGGCTCACGCAAGCGCGTGGGTCCGCCGATGCCTTCGCAGCAACCACAAGCGCGGTCCACTGCGACTGGAGATCATCCAGGTCGTCGCTGATTGCATCTAGTCGAACGTCAGGCATCAGACGCTCCTCCCGATCACCACAAGCCCGACCCACAGGTTGTCCGCGTAGATCATGGCCTCCATGTGAGACATCGCCTCGACGCGCGCACTCGCGATTTCCAAGTCATCCTCATCGACCAGGAACAACGTCGCGATCCACGCGTCATCGACTTCCTCGATCACGCCCTGGACCACGGCCCCGGTCATGATCTCTTCCGATTTGATCAGTTTGCCGTCCGGCATCTTCGTCCAGCCCAGCTCGTTAAACATGGCGAAACCTCCTGCGCAAGGGTATACCCTCGGATGCCCGGCTTGTCAACACTTATTTTCCAATGTTTCAAAAATACCCCACAGATTTTTGGGTGGTATCTACTTCCATTGGCGGCGGCGAATCCTGGGGGATGGGGTCTTGTATTGTGCCGGGAACGCCTCGTCGCGCGCGCCACTAGGACACGCGCGACGAGGCTTGCCGACCGTCAATGCAGCGGATAGTCCACCACGGCAACGCCTCGGTCCCAACATGCGCGGCAATCGCCGCACTTTCCGCCGTTACCGTAGGCGGGACACGCGTATGCATCGGCGGCCGGTCGGCCCACCGTCGCCACCGGCAATCCCTCAATCTGCGGCCCATTTTCACCGACCATAGCGGCCGAGACACGCAACGTCAGATTAGCAGGCAATGTGCCGACGGCTCGCCGCGCAATCCCATACTCTTTGGTGGGCAACCAAAAGCGGATATGGGGCAAGGTGCGGGCAATCCACGCAATAGCCTCAAGGTGATCCGACGATTGAATGTCGCCGGAGTCATGCCACCGGAAGTGCTTGGCGTGTCCGCGGGACTTGTTGTCCAGAAGTGCAGCCATAACCCCCGCCCACCTAGAGAGGCCGGAATCAACGGCTTCCATCCGCCGTGTCAATGCATCCTGCACGTTTCTAAACGTGTAGCGGCCCTTGCACGCGTAGCATGCGGCGCATGTTGATCCGGCCACGCTACGCAACCGCGAGCCGACCTTGCAACGAGTCGCAGGGAGCGAATAGGACAGCCACGGCATTTTGGACGGCCGCGAAAGACCACCGACGGCTTCTTCTAACACGGGCAACGACATAGAGATCGACTCGAAGTAGACGGCCAACGCTAGTTCGCGGTTGAATGACGTCATGATCGGTTCCTTTCGGTCGAGTGATTGTCTTAACCT